TCTCTCAAGAGATAATCTGGAACGCCAAACTTCTTGGCTAGATATACAGCAGTCTCTTCTGAGTTGATAAGAATATTAACTAACTCAGGTCCAAAACGAACACCAACCATTTCTAAAAACCTATTGATTGATGTGATGTCTTGGTTTGATTGCGCTTGCGATAGTGGTGAAACAGAACGAACTTTGATTTGTCTGCCATTGATTGTCGGTATTTTTATACGCCCTTGCTTCTTCAATATGTACACCACACGCTGGAGAACTGGCTGTACCAACTCAGCTTGCAGTCGACCAAATGCAGAACCAATACGTCTTGACAAATCTGCCATACGTTCTGCTATTTCTGTAGCACTTGCTGGCGTTCTATCTGGATTGCCAAGCATATCATTATACAATGCTCTCTTTATATTTAGTCTCATGTCTGAGAGTATGATGTTTGCTACATCAAATGACCCAGCCGCCTTAACTGGTTGCAGTCCAGCAGAGTTAGGCGCTTTTGGTATGACTGTCCCAGGCACTAGATTAATTGTATCAGGATTGATAACACCATCATCATCCATCTGATACACACCAGATATAGCCATTTGTGCATTTTCTAATATAAGTTCTATTGTAAGATTGGTAGTCTTAATTGCACTTAATGCATTGATAAGTGGACCTCGACCATAGACCGCACCGGGGTCTTTGCTCCAACGAAAACAAATAAAAGGGTTACTTCCAGTACCTTTGTACTCTTCATACTTCAGAAGACACTTTGTATTGATATCAAAGATAATGCAGTAATATGCATCTTCATTTGGCTTAGTATAGTTACGACAGATAATCTCAAGAACCTTTGTTCTAGCATCTGGAGTAGCTGTCATTTGACTTTGAAGTCGTGGATTTATTTTTGCTTTAGGATATAGTATCTTCAAGTCAGAATACCGAACATCCCTCTCTCGATAAACATGGTCAATCCTATCGTCAGGACCAACATCCAAAACAACATGAGGAAGAGGCAGAGCTGTAAAATTAACAGGATTAATAGCATCGCCCTCCTCGACATGAAGAACACCAGTACCAAGTGCCAAGTCCATAAATGATTCATGTACTTCCTGACCAAAGTTTGAGTTCTGAATAACCTCAAAGACATATTCAGTTACCTCTTCGAGTTCGTTATTTACGCCATCGCGTTGTTCTTTAGGCACCTCACTACCAGCAGTAAAGTCAGCCCAACGAGCAAAGTTAGGAACAAGACCAGCTTGTAGTCGCGACGCAAACTCCTGTACTCCAACAACAGCAGTCTCATCAAAGATTTTATCATCTCTTCTTTCACCTATTGATTGTGTAGCGAAAGTTTGACGCATAGGTAATGCATACTCATAACACTCATCGAATAAACTTTCCCAGCGTTGTCGTACTGACTTTGCACTTTCATACTTTTTTAAGAATGAATTTATTAGCTCTTCATCGCCATGCATTAGCCGTACATTCCTCCACCACTAAGAGGACTTCTGAATCCTATTCCACCACGATTAGAAGTGTACAAAGCTCTTCTACCTCGCGTTCCTCTCATAACAGTTTGACCTTTTTTCTTGCCAGTTTCATAAGTTAAAGAAGTTTTTATTGGCTGTTCTTGAGCTATCGTATCCTCAAGCTCATCTTGTCTACGCTCGATAGTTTTCTTTTTTTCTTCAGCTTCTTTTGATTTTTGTTCTTCACTTACAACTGGGCTTGTTTTCTCAGGTTCTCGACCACCACCACCACCAAAACACATATCCAATCTCCTTATAGTCTATTCCAGAATGAACCACTTTTTCTAACATTAGCCGTTCTTTTAAAAATATCAAAGCCTTTTCTCGCATTGAAAGCTTTGACTGGCTTTTGACCAGCTATCAAACTACGACCCTCACCAGCACCAAGCATCATATATTGCAAGGCATCATGGATATGAGAGTACATATTTTTCTCAGGTTTATCGTCATAGCGTTCTCCAGATACTTGCATACGTCTATAGCAGTAGCCTCCTTGAAAACCTTTGACTAATGTCTGACATCTTCTGTCTATCAAGAAAGATGGCAGTCCCTCAGACATCTTAGTAAGTTGAGAAGCAACAGCTTCAAGCCGTAGGTCTACACTATTGCTAGGAGCTGGTACAGCTTTTAGCCCAGCTCCTCGAAGTATTTGAAAAGGAGTTGATTCATCTGTTTGCGCTCGGAAGTCACCAGCTGGGTCGCCATATATGTAGACATCGAGACCACTAAATCGTGTAGCTATTTCTTGTCGCAGTAACTCAGCAAATCGTACAACACCCATATCAATTGCAACTATCTCAGCTTGCACCAGCCATCGACCTCGAACCTTTTGACCAAATACAGCAGAAGGAGTTAGTCCAAAGTCAATACCAACATATAAAGGTATTCCAGCGGCAACTGGTATTTCTTCAGTAGCAAGATGTGTTTCAGTTACAAAGTCAGGATAAACTGGCTTACCCTCTTGAATCAATCCTAGTCTGTTCATTACATAAACATCTATCCAGCTTTTGGTCTTACCTCTTATGAGATTAGGATAATATGTTGCAAGAATATTTTTTTTGTTTTCTGCGTCTTTATTCAGAGAATAAGAAGTTACTTCTTTTTTATCATTGAATATTTCTGTCATTGCTGGTGGCTGGACAAAGAATCTCCAGTTATCTGGCTTCACTAACATCGTAGCTTGTTCTCGAGGAATGTGGTCAGGTATCGGAACTTCTCCTGACATGATTGCCCACCAATGGTCTTCTTCTGGTGCGTTTGTATCACATATTACACCAGACCAACTAGCGCCACCATCTCTCATACTTGGGTATCTACCAACACGCATTGTACACGCATCAATAATACTTTTTGGTATCTCTCTTGCTTCGTTGACCCATATACCAGTAAGCTCCAAAGACAAAAGTTTTTTAACATCTTCTGGTCTATCTAACGCTAAGAATATAACTTCTAGGTCTAAGTCATTAACAGTAATGTGATGAGTATAAGGAACTGACCACTTAAAGTTACCCCAGTCCGATTCTGGAAACCAGTCTAACCATGTCTTTATTGTTGTAGTTCTTAGCTGGGGATTGGTGTTTCGGATAACAGCCCATCGAGATTTCCGAACTCCATCATCATTTGGCTTCTGCTCGAGAGCCCTTCGGAATACTTCAACACAACATCCAACAGATTTACCAGAACCAACTGGACCTCGGATACCACGAAAAAAACTATCATCTTTCATAAACCCTTTGAGAATATCCCCATCAGGTTTGTACTTAAAGTCTGTCACCTTTATCTACGCCAGTTCTTATCATTGCTTCTGCAACCTCAGGTCCAATGTTCTCGATGACATTATCTAGCATTTTATTAGTAACGAAAGAAGCTCCATGTTTTTCATCAAAGTATTGAAAGTGTATTTCTTTTACTATGCGTCTTAAATATCTATGCTCTTCTGGTTTGAGGTTGTTTATAAAGCTCATGCAAATCTCCTATAGAGTGCCGTCTTTTTTGCTATTTGCTTTGGTTGAGAAGAAAATTGTTTCCCTTTCTTCTTTGCTTTTCTTTTCTCTGCTGTGGTTCGTGCGTACTCTTCTGCTGACAAAGCTTGTATTGCTTTCTTTGGTAGATACCTTTCCCCAGTCACGGAAGACTTCTTGCCACTTTTCGTTTGCCAGTCTTGTTCTCCCCAAGCTTTGAGACTTCTCTGTGACCTCTTCATTAGGTATAGCCACCTCCAGCCGCTTTATATCTTTTTGCTAGTAACTGTGCCTTTCGAGCAGACCATTTGCCAGCCGCTGTGCCTTGAACATTCGCCGCTTTGATTCGATTGAACAAGGCTTTACGCATCTTTGGTTTGGTATAGTTACCAGCCGCGTTAACTGCCATTCATCTTCCCCTTGTCATACAAAGGTTTCTTTTTCTTCATCTTAGATTTCATAATTTTTTTCTTTAGAAATTCAGGTAAAGTTTTTTGTTTATCAGTAAGTCCAGGCATTATTTCTTTTTCCTTTTCATGTTTAAGAAAGCTCTCAAAGTATTCTTTTTTATCTTGCCAGCTTTCTGCGCTTTGTCAATTTCATCTTGAGTAACGGCGGCATAAGACTTTCCTCTCCAAGTAAAGTTCATACCTTTACCAGCTTTCCTATCTTTCAAGCCTTGTCTAAACGCTTCTTTAAATGTCATGTCACTCTTGCCAGAGGTTGTAGAAGAAGTACCAATTCTAGACTTCTGGCTGTCAGACATCGCCGCTTTAGACCTTCGTACAGCTCCTCTCTTCTGAGCATCTGACATAGTAGATGTTGCTCTCCTAGTTCTTCTTTGTGCATCAGACATTGTAGATGAAGCTCTGTTGAGCGTACTTCTCTTTTGCTTATCACTCATAGAATCAGAAGCATCCATCTTATTTGCTTTTTGAGCATCAGGCATAGAACTCTTTGCTTTTCTTACCTGAGATAATTTTTTACCAGCATCTGATTTAGATGACTTAGCTACCTCAGTCATTCTCTTTGTTCTCTCAGCAGAACCAGATAAAGTTCTTACAGCTTGTTTATCTACTTCTCCCTCACCAGAAGCACGTCTCTTCATCTCTTTGCCAATACCACCACTTTCTCTGCTGGTCTTTAATGAAGCTTTTATTCTAGCTCTTAATGCTTCGTTTGATTTCTTTGGAGTCCCATCTTTATTATGGGTCTTACCATATTTCTTATCCCAAGCTTTTGCCGCCCTTCTCGATGCAGTATAATTTTTGTGATAGGTTATCTTAGGTCTCGGTGGTGCTTTGCCACTTCTTTTAAACTCTGCGGTTTTTTCTTCAGCCATTTGATTCTCCTTTGGTTCTGGATTTTCACCCTACTTTTTTCTTTGAACTCTTAGCCTTATTACGCTTACTAATAGCTTTTGCCTTTGCTCGAGCATCAGCCTTACTACTTGCTCCCCATGCCCTTAGACTTAGAAGAAGCCTTGTTGGTTTTCCGTCCTTGTACTCTGGACCTTTTGCGTTCCCCATCCTTGCTAGGAAGCTTGCTCTTCGAGGATTGTCTCCTGACTTTACTGGTGCTTTGAGGTTCATTCCCTGTTTTCGAGCTGACGCTCTTCCTGCCGCGTTTAGCCCTCCCTTTGGGTTCTTTCCTCCCTTGCGTTGCCACAGTGGTGTCTTCGCCATGAACAATCTCCTTTTCAGAAAGACTATCTACGTTCTGTTTTGTTTGCAATAACTTTTTAAGTAGACCAGCCATCATTACACCAACTCTCATGTTGAAACTCCTTTTTTGAAAAATAATGTCAGGGCAAGACCATCGCATCGACATGCCTGTGCAGTTTTTGACCCCCTACGGGGTCATAACTGCTGTCAACCCTGTCGTATATATATCTGTGTAGTTGTACGCTCTGCAAGCATCGCAGACAACTACGCTTGTATGGTATACAGAGAAGCATCAGGATAAGTCAATCTTTACATTGACATTACCGACATGGCTGTGCATCACCTTGTCAGGTGCTTTGAACCCAGCTCTGTCTAGCAAATCTTTGCTCGCCTCAAGGCTCACATACTCACTCTTCGCATTACTGCTCAGACTGACTATCCTACTCAATGCTTTCGTAGCATGTATGCTCATGCTGTCTGCTATCGCAGTCATCATGTATTGTTGCACATGTGGTGTCTTCAAAGCCTTGCTAGCGCTTACTCTTCCGGCTTCGCCATCCGAGTAACCAGCAAGCTTTGCACAGTTCTTTA